GCATCTCACGACCAGCCCGCTCCCAAGCTTCTTCAGAAAGCTCTGCGAAGTCAAGGTTAAACGCTGTAGTTCCTGAAGTTGTCATCTGAATCTCGCTGTTTTACGAGCAATCGACTTGGGTTGTTTTACGAACTGTTTCCCCGCAGCTTTGCCAGCCCTTTTTGCACGAGTTGTCGCAGCGTATTCAGTAGGACTGAGGCTTTTAATAGCAGCCTCTGGAAGATATCTCTCACCAGTCTTGGACGAAGGTTTACCACTCTTAGTCCTCCATTTTTGGGCAGTCCAGTCTTTGAGGGACTGTTGAGATGGTTTCATATCAAAGCCCAACCACCTCTAGAATACTCTTGAGGCATCTGCACTTTATCACCTCTTAGACTTTTTAGCACTTGTTCAGCTTCAGCCGCGTTACGCCTACGCCGGTCAATCCAATCTTGCTCACCAAGGCTAGTTTCTCTGGGTGTAGCAACAAAAGGAGTCACCAACTCACCCACTGCTTCTCTCAACGGACCGTAATCACCTTGGGTCGCAGATTTAGCTGCGCCAGCCAACCCTGCAATTCCAGCAGCCACTCCAGCTTTACCAGCCAATCTAGCTGGCTTGGGCCAAACTTCGGTAATTTTGTTGCCAAAGTGAACGCCCCTACCAGAATCCCCAATTGGGCTTTCACTTCTATAAATCTCTACAGGATGCAATCCAACTTCTGGGGTAGTCTTATATGGTACGGTGGCAATAGATGTCCCAGCTTTCCTAGGACCATAATCTTCTAACAACTCTAACTTAGCATACCCTGTTGGCTTCCCATCTTTTACTATAGGAACAAAACGAGTCGCCATATCCGGGTTTTGAAAAAACGCTAACTGAGGCAAGTCTTGTGGGTTAACAAAAACAGTTTTGCCAGAGCGCGGTTGTAGCCCAGTAGTTGTATCTCGGTGATTACTCCCACTCCTATTGCGAGTAGTAGTGGCGTTTGCATGATGGGCATAAGTAGAACCACGCTCAGTTCTAAAAACCGAATTTACATCTGGTAAATTAAGTAACGGTCCATAGTCCATTGTGCGACCTCACTTGTACCCGCCGCCCTTAGCCTTGTACTGCTTGGCAAGAAGCTGAGCCTTGCGGGCCGACCACTGCCCTGCACCAGTACCCTGCGTAGCCTGACCCTTGATCTTGTTGAACAGGGCTTTTCTCGTCTCGGGCTTGGTGTAATTTCCAGCTTCGTTCACTTTAGACTTGACGGAGCCGCCTTCAGCATACACCTCGAACTCATCACCGTCCTTACGGTGCTTGATCTTTGGCATCTTGCGTGGGGATATGATCCCCATACCACGTGAAGGCATCATGATCGACCCCTTTGGTTCTTTACAAGATTTGCAATCCCACCTGAAGAAAAATAGGGCTCTTGTCTTGGGGGAGGAGGTTCTTTATAAGCTCGGAGCCGATCTATCAACCCAAAGATTCCCCGCAACGCATTAGGCAAGGCTGGAAGACCCATCTCTGGATAAACAGGTTGTAGCGCCTGTTGCTGACGTAGCGGTGCAAGCCGCGCCAAGTTGGCCTGTGCATCTGCCTGCTGTTCCGCCCGCTCGTAATCCTGAAGCCCCTCAAACGACCTCTCAAACGCCTCTTCGTTCATCAGTTGGCCCAACGCCAACTGCGCATCCGCATCCCGCTCTGCCTGCTCATAATTCTGCATGTTCAAAAGAGATTCATAGAACCCAATCTCTTTGCCCAGCCGATCCATCTCGGCGCGGTCTTTCTCCGCCGCCTTCTGCACCTCTTCGTTTACTGTGCCCTGAATCAACTCATCTTCTTCGTACTTTCTCAAACCCGCCATGTGCCGATCCAACTCCCGCACCGCCTCCTGATTCCGCTCAAACGGAACCATGTCAGAGGTGTACGGCATCAGATCCCTCTTCTGCCGGGTATCCGATTCGGACAAGATGTCTCGCAGGCGTTGTTGGTAATCCCGCTCTATCTGCTGAGTCTGATCATAGTAATCACGATTGATCCGCTCTTGGACTGGATCCCGATACAGGTCGGACTCTTTCATGCCCCTAGGAAGCCGCACGCCTTCGCCTGCCATGCGAGTGTGAAACCTGCCCACACGACCCGTATTCGGGTCCTTCCATTCGAACTCTGACAAACCCATACGCCTAGCAGCTTGAAATGCGAGCCCTCGCGGGACCGCACCTTGTTTAGCTAGAAGTAGTGTGAGTTCGTCTTGCATGGCTTAGATAAACTTGCCTCGGGTCTTACCCCGCTGAGCACAACCATCAGCACGTTTAGACGCAGACCCAACAGACCCACCTTTTTTCATGTAGGTCATTTCTTTATATGAGTCATAGTCACGAACAGCTTTTGGGAGCTGATCCAACATGTTCATCCCCTGCCGCTCTTCACGTCGAGCCTGAGCGGTAAAGGTGGGGAACATCTTCAAGAACCAATCCTTCTGATCCCTGACCCCCTCTTGAATCAACTTTTTGGCTTTGTTGATCTGCGACCGCTCCCGAGGAGACGGCTCTTTCATTGCTTCTGCCATGATTTTTCCTTAGCAAATCTTGCAGTTAGTCTTGCCACGCTTGGCTATACCATCCGCACGGGAAGACACTGATCCACCCTGTGCGTATTTCTTGGTCTTTCCGCCTTTCTTGAATCCCATCCCCTCTCCCGACATCCTCAGCTCATCCATGTCTCTAGGACCGGGAGATTCCTGACGGCGAGGCATTCTTGGAGTGATTGGAGCAGGGGCTTCACCTTCCATGCGCTCAACATCTGCATTGCGTTTAGCCGGAGCTTTGCCAGCTTTTTCCATGGCCGCTCGGCGCTTGCCTTCACGTATGGTTTTAAACATGTCTGCAATGGACTTTGAACCACGGACTGCCGTAGGAACAGCAGAACCCAAAATATTACGAATATCTCCAGCACCGCCTTGGGTAAGAGCATCTAGAATTCTGCTCCCAAACGACTTACGCTGCTGTACCGGGCGAATGGTTTCATAAGGAATATCTGCTTCTCGGCGGGAACTCATGCCGCGAGTCGATCCCGCAGGAATCGCCTTCCGCTCCAAATCTTCGTTGAGCTTTTGAGAATCTTCCTGATCCTCTTTTTCCCTCTTGGTCTGTTCTTTAAACCTTTTTAGGGTCTCGTCCATATTGGGACTAAGCTTTGTAGCCGCAGGCTTTTTGGGGGCAGGATTTGCAGCAGCCTTGGGACGACCATAGTCTTCACGGCCAGCCTGTTTGCGGATGAAGTCTTTCTGCGCTTCAGTTTCTTCTGTTCCTGATCCCGCCATGGATGCATATTTCAATGCACGAGCGCGAACATCATCGCTGATCCCGCCCGATTGAAATTTACGCTTCTTCATTAACAGGCCCCCCCTTTACGCATCTTGACCTGCATGGCTTTGGTCTTGCCTTTCTTGGCAACACCGTCAGCCGCTTTGTGGCCTGCGGCCAAACCGCCAGAAGCCATTTTCTTCATGCCTTTGGCTTCAGCCATCTCATGCTTGATCATCGACTTCGGAGCACCTTTTTTTTTCATAAAGGCAAGCTCTTTACCGATCATGGCTTTTGATTCTTTCATGTCAGTTCCTTTGGGGTTACGGCCTTTGTCAGCCTGAACGAACTCACGAGCTACTGATTGAGGGATGCCAAGCTTTTTGGCAAATGAATAATCGTGAGCTGCAGCTCGCATGGTGCGAGCTTGTTTTGGAGTGCTAGAGGGCATTTTGACTGGATCTTCGATTAGTTGCAATAGTGTCAAGCTTGCGTTCTATCCGATCAAACCGATCTAGGAGTTGTTGAACATCCGCACGAAACTCGGCGCGTGTGATATGGTCCCGAGCGACCTCTTCGCGGGTTTTGTTCAGCAGAATGCTAATACGTCCAAGTTCAGCAAACTTCTCTTTCACTATATACCCCATGAGCGCAACAATCGCTGTCAGAACAATGTTCCAGACCATCATTTCCATTTGAGCACCCTAGCACTTCCAGGCTCGTAAAGATTTGTTGATACGACTGTTTGGATCGTTCGCCGTCTTCTTCGACGTGAGTTTCTTCTTCATCCCGGTCATCCGGGCACAGAATGAATCTCGTCTGGAACCGCCTTCAGGCTGCGGGGGCTTCAATCCCGGCTTGCCCGGGTTGGCTGCGTTGTAACTGGCGCGGCCTTTGGCGTTCAGGCCCCCTTTGGGGTTCTTGCCTTCCTTACGGGTCCAAGCAGGAGTCTTAGCCATGATTACCTCTTCACCGCATCAGCGATTGTGGGTGCGATCTTTTCAACCGACCTGCCAATCACGTACCCCCCAAGCCCGAACTCAACGATTGACCAAAGCTTCAAATACTCTGCTTCAGACAATCCCGGTGCTGCCCAACCAAACCATCGCGCCACGATCAGCAGTACGAAGGTAATCATCGTCAGCGGTCGCCAGTTTGAAGCAAGCCAGTGAGTTGATGCTGCTTCAGTCTTGATAATATCCGCTGCAGCCGCGTTGAGCTGATGTGCGTTCTGCCAGAGTTGTGAGGCAACCTCAGCCTCGGCCTTGGCTGCCTCTGTCGGGTCAGGAAATTTTGACGCGACAATCTTCCCAAGAATAGGAGCCAGCACCGGGATGAGGGCTTGGATCATCTACGCCTCCAAGAGCGTTGCAATGCGCCGTGCCCAACCCCGCGAAAAGGACGGCCAGCCAGACATCGAGGTCATAGCGGCAAGCCGTTTAGCAAGCATCCGACGCAAAATTCCATCAGGACTCAGCTCATTAATAGCAGCCAACGTCCTTGGGCCGAGAATACCGTCAGGCGTTGCACCCACAGCTTCTTGTAGCCAACGGATTGCAGTTCCCGGACCGGAGTTCACTCCAGCATCAAAGACGGCATAGCGAATGAGCGGAGGCAGGCTTTCGGCCTGAACAGCATCCCAGTACGATTTTCGATAAATCGCCTTCGCCAAGTTGACCGGCAGGTCTTTCATCAAGCCTTCGTACCCGTGGGCACGGGCCACAACCTTCGTGACCCCCCACATGGTCTCACCGCCCGGATCGGCCTCGTGATTCGAATAGCCTCCCTCATGCCCTAAAAGATGATGGAAGGCTTCATCGAAGTTCACTGCGCTGCTCCACCATAGAAGAACAGCGTGACGCTCAAGATATTGGTGTCTGCCACGTCAATAAACACGCCCTCATCAAACAGCACCCCCATGTCAGAAATCAACATGTACTGTGCTGTTTTAACGGCGGGTGTGTAAATCGTTACTTGGGCAGAACCACCTGTCGTGCTGCCATTCTTGAGCGTAAATGAGGAGGCTGTATCCGAGCAAGAATAGTAAATTCCTACAACACGGGTACGTCCTGCAATGGCATGTCCGTCAGCGATCTTCGTGACCGACTGAATATTACTATTGCTCATGACAGCCCCTTATCAGGCGGTATACGCGCCGTCCGTCGGGACGTAATAGATGATCTTGCCAGTGATCGTGCCACCCGTGGCTTTGTCACCAGTCGTGCCACCACCAGTAAGCTTAACCATCTGGGTCGAGGACATCACAACCCCAAGGTCATCCCCTGCGGTAGCCGACGCCCAGTTCCAAACCTGCTTGCCCGCATCCGCATCAGCAGCAGAAAGCAACCCGTTGGGGTCCACAGCAGAGGTATCCGTGTAACCAATCCAACCCATGTCAAAGGTCGGGGTCGTGCCACCGGTACCAGCAGCATTCGCCTGAATCTCAATCACGACCGCACCAATCGGCAGAATCACCGCAGCAGTGTCGCTGGAAGATTTCTGAACAGCGGTCGTATCAGCATCAGTGGGGTCAATATAAAAGTCCGCCACCATCAGCATCGAGCCAGCATAGCTGGTCTTAGTGGAGTCGCCACCGCCCGAACGCCATACGGAGGTGGTAGTTGAAGTCGTTGCCATAATAGCCTCTCATGCGAGTTACCCACCAGTCTGCATGAAGTCCGCCGTATCGGTCTGATGGGTTGGGGAATACGGTTAAACGCTTTGTATCATGCGTGAGAGGCGGTGTCAATTTATTTAAGTTTACACATATCTAGCTTTATATCGCTTGTAGAAATAAAAATAGGGGCCGAAGCCCCTATTTCTTCCAATTAACTCAATGACTTAGTTGGAACCGGGGGAACCAAAGGCTCCGAGAGGATCAGAGACGCCGAAGCTATAGCGCTCCCTCGCCTTATACCGGCTATTCCCAGTATCAAAGTCCATGTCCATGCCCGTTTTCATCGGGGCGCGGACGAAGTGCTTGAGACCGTTGGGGACGTCGGTGGTGAGGAACCACGCATTCGGATCCGTGAGCCAGTGGTTAACAGCATAACCCTCGGGGATCGAACCGTTGTTCTTGAGCGCGTTGATGTCGTTGTCCGCCGTTCCGACTCGCTGTTCCGTCTCAAGGATACGGGTTGCAACGAATTGGAGTTGCGGGGGAACGATCAGCTTGCGGGGTTTCGCTGCGATCAGGAGACCGCGCTCGTCAGTCCAGCCAGCGATCTGAATAACAGCCGCCTCAAGGGAGGTTTCGTTCAGATCAGCGCCGACGGTCGGACGGTTGCTGTTGGTGCCACCAGAGACCAGAGGATGGTCGGTTGCAAACAGAACCTTGCCGTCGCCGTAGGTCGGACCACCCGTAAATCCTTGGTTCAGGATGTTGGCGGCTTTGACCTGCTTGGTGTACGCCATAGCCCGTGCAAGAGCTTTGGTGTAGCGGGACGAGAGACTGTCGTACAGGTTATCCTCAATCGCCTCTTCGGTGATCGAGAAGCCCATAGCGATGGTTTCATGGACGTAGCGAGCTGTCCATGCTTCCTGAGCGTTGTCATACGCCATCGCTGCACCCTCGGCTTTCACCGGAGCAGCAGAGAAGCCTGACAACTTGGTCTCCTCTTCGAAGGAACGCTCAGAGGTTTCCGTTTCGAAAATCTCTTTGTGCTCTTCGCTATAACGCTTGTACTCCAGACCAAAGAGCGCGTTAAGTCCTGGGAGAAGTTCTTTAAGTAGTTGTGCGCGTGAAATAGCCATGATCTACTCCTTAAACACCAGCGGTGGCGTTATAGGTGTGGTAGGTGGCGTTGAACTTGACAATGAACTCAACGAAGTCACCCGAAGTGTTCTTAGTGTCAGGCACAACATCCACAACCCGGATCGGCAGAATCGTGGTGACGTTATTGATAAACACGCCCATACGACTGTTGCCGGTGTTGGTCAAACCGGTGTTAAGGACCAGTTCTGCGTTACAAGCAATCGCGTTGCCACGAGAGATGTAAGCAGGCAGAAGACCGCCAGCGGCATCATCAGCCACAGCACTCGTGACATTCACGACCTTGAACAGAGCGTTCGGGTCGTCACAAATGTAGGCTTCGATGTCGTCAGCAACGGTGCTCGCGGGGTAATACTGCGAGTAGACCTTTTGCTTGGTGGTCGGGTTGGTGTACGAACAACCCAAGAACACACCCACCACGCCAGCGACGGGAGAGGTTTGGTTCTGAAGAGTCGTGATGATGAGAGTGCCATCATTCTTGTACTGAACCACGTCGCCATAAAAAATGGAAACGCCGTAGTTAGACGCGATAGGGATAGCACGGGTAGCACCCGCAAACGGTAGACCACCGATCAGATTGACCGGACGGAGGCCGTAGGGTGCATTAACAGTGGGGTAAGCCATGTCATGCTCCTAGATTAAGATTCCTTAAGTGCATCTTTTCCAAAGGAAACTTTCGTTTTCCTGTCCCGGAAAAGAGGCATACGGGGGTCGTTGTCTTTCATGAGGGAGTTGTCAACCGAAGCCATCTGCTGATTTGATTGGTTCAAATAGTATTCGTTCCGGTCTTCAACAAACTCGGTTGGGATCTTGCAAAGCATCAGCCCGCCAATCACGATGTTGTCCTTGAACTTTTCGTGCTCGGACATCAGGATTGAGATTTCAGGATGATCCACGGCCTTTACAGGCTCGTAACCTTCCCGAAGTTTTGAGGCGACGTTTCTGGGATCAACTTGTCCAACCATTGCTACACGGATCCAACGAAAATCATATCCGGGCACGGGATTGGGCGTGGGCAGCGTATCTGCTGGTGCCCAACGCTTTTGACGCTCGGCCAGTTTACGGGTCGTTTGATCTCGGGGCGTGCGTTCAGTTTGCATTTTTCATATCCTCTGCGACTTGTCGAGCGTACTGTTCCAAAGTAAGGCCCAGTCTTTTGGCGAGTTGAACCTGCGTTTTCGTGAGCGTGATCTTTTTCGGCGCAACACTACGAGACACAGGAGCTACAACATTTTCTTCGCGTTCCCTTTCTGGAGATTTCGCATCCTGGAAGGTCTTGCTAAGTTCCATGTCTAGCTTTTTAAGGTACTCATCACTTGAAGGATTGACTCCTTGCTCTACAAGTTCCTGATGGATTGCCAATGCAACTGCAGTTTTTCGTCGATCCACACCAAACCAGCGGTTATTAGCTCGCCAGTTTTCAATCTTGGGATCAACTTGTTGCGTTTGTACACTATTTTGTTGTGGCTGTAAAGGTGGTTTAAATGCCTTCAACCTCTCCGCTTTGGTCTTTGCCTCAACAAAAGCTTCCTGTGCAGCAATAAAGGCGTCTGTATCTCCTGCTTCATACGCATCTTTGATCCGCTTCTTTGCAGCTTCAAGATCGTTATTAACAGTAACTTTGGCCTGCTCCAGCATTACTTGCTGATTTTGTCCAACATTGGCTTGCAAACGCTTGTTTTCTTCAACCAAAGCTTGCGTCAGGCGGAGGGCTTCTTCTCGCTCCCTCAGGGCTGCTTCTTTAGCCCGCCTTTCTTCGTGATAGCCCTTGGTAAAGTGGGCAATACGTTTCTTTACACCATCGGAATAGTTCTGAAGTTCGTCTTCAGGAACCTCTTCCGGAGGCTCTTTCATGGGTGTTCGGTTCCTGTCCTCTTCCGGGGTGTCATCGATAACTTCGATGTCAAGCTCAGAAGACTGATCAGGCTTTTTTTCTTCCTTTTCATCGGGGAAGACAAACTCTTGCTTTTCCATTGTGTTTTCCATCATGCCCTCGCAATGCCACGCGGATCTTCAACAACTGCTTCAACCGCATCATCGTTAATGATTCGGAACTCTTTGCCATGGATCTTGATCCTTGATCCTGATCCGGGGCGAGTCATGATGAAGTCGCCAACCTTGCAAGACCCTCCGCTCGGAAAGCGGGTGGTGTCCTTATAACAATCAGGGCCCATAGCCATCACAAACAGCACAGGAGACAGGATCTCCTCATGCATCATGGTTTTGGTTGCTTTGGCAATCCCGTTGTCAAAGGTCTCTTTCGCATCTGGAACCATGCAAAGGATGTGGTAGGTCACAGGCTGAGGAAGTTGCTTTGCTTTCTTCTCATCTGTTTCAGGTACAACTTGGTTTTCGGATGACGCAATGAGAATTTCACTCATCGATTTGCTCCAATTTACGCTCAAGGTCTTTTAGGAGTTCATCTGCCAGTGACAGACCTCGGATCTCACCGACGATGCGCTTGTAATCCGCAAAATCTTCAGCAGCACCATTCGCAAGTGCGTCAATCAGACTGTTTTTACGGAGTTCAAGTTCTTTTTGGACTACGGAAAACGCAGTAGCCATGGATTACCTCAGGTTTTTGAGCATGTCTGCCCAGACTTTTTTGTCAATCTCACGATCTTTTGCATTGAGCTTGGCTGCTTCTTTCTGTGCGTCGAGACCGATTTCTGCTTGTTGAAGATCCAGTTTCCTGTTCGCAACCTCGAAGTCACGCTGACTGTCGGCGTCTTTCTGCTGGATCTCTTTTTCCCACAGGGCAATCTCCTTTTCCTTGATTGCCATCTCTGGGTTTTGGGCCTGTTGTTGGGCTTGTTGCTGTTGGGCTTTGGCCTGATTGGTTTGGAGTAGCTGTTGAGCTGCCTGTGCGACCAATCTGGAGATCTGAACCTCTGCTTCCGGAGGAATTTCAGCATCCGGAACGGTCATCTCAACACCCAACTGTTCCTCGATCTTGGCGCGGTAGTTGAACGCCATGTGCTCTGCGATATGCGACATGATTGCGCCTTGCATTTGCGCCGCCATCGGGCTTTGACCCAAAGCGCCCATGATTGTTGGGTCTTGCATCAGAGCGACGTGGGTGGCGATGTGGGCGTCGTGGTCCTGATAAATGAAAGCCTTGGTTGGCTTTCCGGTCAGGAAACTCATGTTCTCGCTGATTGGATCCCTTGGCTTCTGATCTGCTGCCTGAGGCACAAGCTTCTGCGCTTCCTTGATCCCCAAAACCTCAAGCATCTGCCTGTGAAGCATCGGGAGGTCATAGATCTGCGGAGCGCCTTGAGCCAACTGGAGAGCAGCTTGATACTGCATGATCCTTTGTGCCATCGTGGCGGCGTTAGGATCACTAACAGGAATGATCTCTACGATGTCGTAGTCTTCCTGCTTGGCTGCTTGATCTCCACCTTCAGGAATGTACGAGTAATCCGGCGGCATGTAGTCGCGGATGATCTCTTTCAGAAGTTTAAACTCCATCTTTAGAGATGCGTGTACACGCGCCTGAACGGCGCTCATGGTCTTGAGTTGTCGCTCAAGGATCGCTAGAGTTGTTCCAACCGGGGCCTGAGCAGACATATCGCTAATCTTCAGATCAGCAATACCGGCAAGCCTTCTGCCATCTTCAGTGATTCTGTCTAGAAGAACCGCCAACACCTGACTCGGCTCCTTGTAGGGCAGAGTCATGAAGTTGTCCTTCAGGGTCCCCATCGGGATGTCCACATCCCTGAACTCACCCGGAGCAATCGGGGTGTCATCCCCTTTGATCCTTAATCCACGGGTCTTCAAACCTCCGGGAAGATTCGAGAGAGTCCCTGCGTCAACCAACTGCCTGATCAGAGAGGTCCCTGCCCTTGCATATCCCCCGATCAGGTGGATGAACCCAAGTCCGTAGGCTCCAAACCCAGGGATGTAGGTGTACTGGGAGAAGTGCTGGCGTTTGCGGTGCCGATCATCCTTCTTCTTCCAGTTCCTGTAAATCGCCAAAACCTGAGTCGTTCCCCTGTCAATAGTGATCACATAAGGCTTGGCAATCTCATCACCGGGCAGTTCAATGTCAATGTGGCACTCAAGAATCTGATACCGATCATCTTCTGAAAGGTTATAGCCCTGTTCCTCGGCCTTTCTTTTTTCAATGTCAGTAAAAAACCTCGTGGGCTCTCCAAGGTCTATGTCCTTGTAAACACCTTCTGCCTGAAGCTTTGCAATCTCATTCTTTGTTTTCCGCATGACATGGGTTGCCCGTTCAGCGACATACACATTCGCTGCCCCATAGGGCATGATCAGGTCTTCTGCGGGGATAAAACAGGCAGCAGGCCTGCCTGCTGCCGGATCGTAGTAGATCTTTTTAAACGCAGCTCCAGTCAAACCAAGAGAGTACAAAAGCCTCTCATGCTCTGACCTGTACTCAATCATTTCATCGGTCAGGCGGAAGTTCATGTCTGCCCTGACACGCACCGCAGCATCAAGCTTCTCTGGTGTTTCCTCACCAATAATCTGCGTCTTGACAGGACCCTGAGCAGGGAAGGTCTCAACAATCATCTCTGATTGAAACCTGACCGTCGCTTCCGTTAAAAGAGGACTGTAAACACCACAAGCACCCTCCCACGGGTCAGTCCTGTCCTCATACTTCATCCCAAGGACTTCCAAACCCTTCACAAACATATCTGCCCAGTCTTGTCTGGACTGAATGTCTGCATCAATAAGGTCCAACACCTCAGTTCCAATCTGCGACAGCTCCTGTTCATCCATGAACTCTGCAAGATTGGCCTTGAACTCTTCAGGGCTTGTTGCCTCTTCAGACAAAATGATCGTCACATCACCTGTGTCTACAGTCACAGACTCAGGGTCTTCAATCTCAATCTGAATGCCCTGACCCTCAACCATCTCCATTGGCATCAAAGCTTTGTCAATACTCATGTTCACCTCAGTAATAAACGGCTGTTCGCCTGTAAACCGGCTCATCAGGCTCATCTGACTCAACCGAGATGAACCCACCTTGTCTAAACCTCATCAACGCCTGCGAAGAGGAGTCAGTCAAGTCATCATGATCTGCGTTGGGGAAGGACGCCATTTCCTCCATCACTTCCTCCGCCCATCTTGTTTCAGGCCTCCACACAACCCCAGAGGCAAACAAATCAGCGATGGAGTTTACACGGGCTATCTTGTCTTGTCCCTTGTATGGCGTGTATTCCGACAAAGGAATACCCATCTTCCTCAATTCATAAATCAAAGGAGCCCCAGCAGCTCTCTTCTCAACAATCAATGTGTCAGGGTTCCATTCCTTCCACATCTCGTGAGCCTTCTTCTTCAACTCAGGGAACTCCATCCTGTCCTTGAAAGCATCCAACAGGATGATGTTCGGCTTCAAATCCCCATTCTTGTCCGGATACCTAAACACACCCCAAGTCGTACAGGCCGAATAGTCTGCCCTGTTGTGCTTCTCAAAGGCCGTATCCCAACTCTGAATCACATACTCACAATCAGGAGGATCCTGATCCTCCCAAATCTTCCAATACTCCCTCTTAACAATCGCCCCCTCCTCAGAGGTGGGATTCTGCTGATACTGAGCCTCCCACTTCGACACAGGAATCTCAGCCTTGATCGCCTCCAACTCCTCTATCTTCCAAAACCCAGGCCACAAAGGATTCCCAGACGGAAGAATCGCAGGAAACTCAATCACCTCCCAATCATCTGCCCCGTCACGAGCAGAATTCTTAATAATCTGCCCAGTCAAATCCCTAGTAGCCCATCTGGTCATCACTATGATTACAGCCCCTCCAGGCTGTAAACGCTGCCTTGGACCCGACGTATACCATTCATACACCTGATCATAAACAGCAGGATTCCCTAACTTAGCCTCCTGCTCAGAATGCGGATCATCAATGATCAACAAGTCCGCACCCTTACCAGTCACAGCCCCATTCACACCAACAGCAAAATACTCACCACCCTTGTTCGTGTTCCACCTGTTCGCCGCTTTTGAGTCCGTCGAAAGCTTCGTGTCAAAAATCTTCTGATACGGATCAGATGACACAAGATTCCTCACCTTCCTTCCAAAACCCATCGCCAACTCTGCCGTGTGTGCAGCCTGAATGATCTTCTTCTCAGGAAACTTCCCCAAAAACCAACTCGGCAACAAATAACTCGCAAACTCACTCTTTGTATGCCTCGGAGGCATGTTGATAATCAACCTCTTCAACTCACCCTTGGCAACCCTCTCAAAAGCATCTGCCATGATCTTATGATGCCTACCACTAATAAACACAGGCCATACCTGTCCTACATACGACAAAAAATCTTCCCTGCACCTCTGTACCCGATCATGCTCCAATAAAATCAAAATCTTCTTCCGATCAGAAGGACTCAACTGATCAGCTACCCTCAACAACCCCTCAATCTCTTCTAATCTCAACATTTCAACTTAATCCCTAAATACTTCCTCGGAGCCTTCTCCAAATATTCACCCTTAACCAAGTCCTCCACAATCCTATGCATGTTCGACTTACTCCTCATACCCAAACCATTCATCATAATCCGATACGAAGGAGCTACACCATGCAACGCTATATATGCCCTTACAAACCTCAGCACACGCAACCTCGGTTTTGTCATATATATACCCCCCGGTAGAGGGCTTTTCAAATCGATAGGGGGGGGTGTTTCCATGTGGGGTGGGGGGATATAGGGAGGATGTGTGGATTCGATTTGAACGGGATATGAGGAGAATGAGTGGATTTGAGCGTATACGGTGAAGGGTGGTCGCTTCTGCATTTGGGGGGGTGACGGTGGGGTGGGGTCGCCGTCCCGTCCCTCCCGTTTACACCCCCCTGCCGGTTTACACGCCTCCTCCCTCTCCCTCGTTTACACGCCTGCCATTGACTAGCTTCAGGTGCTGACGTAGCTCGCGCCTCAGTTGATCGGGAGTGAGTGTTTGTTCGGGCTGCTGCTGCTCGCGCCACAGGCCTGATGCTCTGCCGAGCAACTCCAGGGCCTTGAGGCGACTGCCCTCCTGCTTCGCACCCTTGGTCAGAGTGACAAGCTGACTCCACACGTACCGTTGCGTCGCAGCCCGATCCTCCGCGAGTGCTTCCGTGGTCTCCTGCCAACCCGCCTGGATCAGTCTTGCGATCCGGGGATCCTTGGCGAGCTTGTGCGCGCAAGCACTGATGACTGGATCTGCTCCCCGGTTGTTCGGGTATGCCTCGCGGTATGCCTGACGCCTAGTTTTTCCCTCGATGACGCCCTGTGCGAACTTGAGTTG